TTTACAAATACATATAAAGCAACTTATGACTTTGCAAAAGATGCTCTTAGACAATTTGATATTGTTAAAGGTGATAAGATTGCTTATTGGTATAGTCAAGATAACTATGTAGATGGTGTGGTTCTTTGAATAATTCTTGTATGGCTGATGTTGATACTTCAGATTATTTTGATATTTATACACAGAACTCTCAAGTATCACTTGTTATTCTTTATGGTGATGAGGGTGCTATTAGTGATGATAAATATAGTTCTGATCTTATTAAAGGAAGAGCAATTCTTTGGGATTGTAAAATAGATGGTCAACCAGTTAAATTTATGGATAGAGTATATACTACTCACGATTCTGATGTTGAGTTGTTTAAACAATTTGCTGAAAAAAATGGATGGTGGTATAAAAGATCACAATCTATGGAGCCAAACGAAAAATTAACAAATGGTTCAGATGTTAAAAGAGGAGAAATAATTGCTAAACTTGATAGTACCGATTTTGAATACTATCCTTATTGTGATACTATGTGTTATATTGATAGTGAATCAGGTGTGGCTTCAAATCAATATTGGGATGATTCCGATAAAATGTTAAGAGATACTGGTGGATCTTATGAAGATTCATACGATATGGACTAAATAAAAAAAAACCCAGTCATTTGACTGGGTTTTTTGTTTTTCATATTACTCACTAAACAGGGTTAAAACATCAGGCTCTATGCTTTCGTTTCCTTACCTTATTACTAAGAGGTTTCTGCTCCGTTCCTTTTCCTGACTTACAACCTAATGAAAGTATTACTTAACTTCTTCATAAGAAGTATCTTCAACGTCTCCACCGCCATTACCATTGTCAGTGCTTTCGTTAGAACTTTGTGGTTCTTCTTGAGATTGTTGATATAATCTTGTACTAATTGTTTGCCAAGTTTCATTCAACTTATTAGATGTTTCATCAATTGATGTTACATCTTTTTCTGAATGAGCTTTTTTCAATGAGTCTAAATCAGAGTTAAGTAAAGACTTATCTTCATCAGTCAATTTATCAGCAAATTCTTTGATTTGTTTTTCTGTTTGGAAAATAAGATTATCAGCCATATTTACTTTATCAACCAATTCTCTTTCAAGTTTGTCTGATTCAGCATTTAACTCAGCCTCAGCTTTCATTTTTTCAATTTCCTCTTTAGATAGTTGAGAACCACCTTCAATTCGGATTTTGTTTTCTTTTCCACTAGCTTTATCTTTAGCAGATACAGATAGAATACCATTAGCATCAATATCTAATGTTACTTCTACTTGAGGAATACCTCTTGGTGCTGGCATGATTCCATCAAGATGGAATCTACCTAAAGAACGGTTATCCTTAGCCATTGGTCTTTCACCTTGTAGTACATGAATCTCAACAGATGGTTGATTATCAGAAGCTGTTGAGAACGTTTCAGACTTACGGGTCGGAATTGTTGTATTAGCTTCAATCAACTTAGTCATCACACTACCCATAGTCTCAATACCTAAAGATAGAGGTGTTACATCAAGAAGAAGAACATCAGTAATACCACCACTCAAAACAGCTCCTTGAATAGCTGCTCCTAAAGCAACAACTTCATCAGGGTTAACAGATTTGTTTGGTTTTTTACCCAAGTACTTCTCAATTGCTTCTTGAATAGAAGGTATTCTTGTAGAACCACCAACAAGAATTACTTCATCAATATCAGATGGTTTAAGTCCAGCGTTCTTCAAAGCACTCTTAGCACAAGCGATAGCTCTGTCAACTAACCCAGAGGTCATTTGATCAAACTTAGCTTTAGTTAATTGTTTTACGAAGTGTAAAGGAATACCATCTTTAGCAGTGATGTATGGAAGATTGATTTCTGATTGAGAAGTTGAAGATAATTCAATTTTCGCTTTCTCAGCAGCTTCTTTCAAACGCTGAAGACCCATAGCATCTTTTGAAAGATCCATTCCGTGTTCAGATTTGAATTCATCAACCATCCAAGTGATGATTGCGTTATCAAAGTCGTCACCACCTAAGTGAGTATCACCATCGGTAGATTTAACTTCAAATACACCATCACCAATTTCTAGAACTGATACATCATGAGTACCACCACCACAGTCAAAGACTAAGATTTTAGAATCTACATTCTTTTTATCTAACCCGTAAGCTAGAGCTGCCGCTGTTGGTTCATTAATGATACGCTCAACTTTCAAACCAGCGATTTCACCAGCTTCAATAGTTGCAGTTCTTTCAGCGTCACCGAAGTAAGCAGGAACAGTGATAACTGCTCTTTTTACTTCATAACCTAAATAGTCTTCAGCAGTTTTCTTCATTTTCTGAAGAATCATAGCCGAGATTTCTTGTGGTGTGTAAGTTCTATCATCGATTTTAACACCTGGTACATTTTTACCAGCCTTAACCACTTCATAAGGAACTCTCGTTACCTCATCAGTACAAGCTGAAAAATCTTTACCGATGAATCTCTTAATAGAGTAAACAGTATTTTTTGGATTAGTAACCGCTTGTCTTTTAGCAGGGTCACCAATTTTTCGGTCTTTGTCGGTAAACCCGACAACAGATGGAGTAGTTCTTTTGCCTTCAGAGTTGGAGATTACGATTGGTTCACCATTTTCAACCACAGCAACACAACTGGTAGTTGTCCCAAGATCTATTCCGATAATTACGTCTTTTGCCATATTTATTTTTCTTTTTTTTATTACTATTATATCAATCTAAATGCCAAAGTTTAGTTTATGTCATTATTTTAGTATTTAATGACAATATGTCATATATTAACTATATACTATTATATATATTTATTTAAAAAAGTTTTGGCATTGATTAAGGAACAGAGTATAATTTAATATATAAAATAAAAATAAATCAATATGAGATATATTTACAAACTTATTGATCCAATAACTAATGAAATAAGATATATTGGACAAACTGATAACATTAAAAGAAGATATAATGATCACATGTCTTCATCATTGAATAAAAATTCAAGTTCATATAATACATACAAATCTTGTTGGATAAGAAAGATACTCAATAATAATTTGTTACCTATTATTGAAGTTATAGAAGAGTGTGATACATTAGAGATATCAAATATAAGAGAAAAATATTATATTAATAAATTAAATAATGATGGTTATAAATTAACAAATTCATATGTTAGTGATGTCACTGAATTTTCTATTGAGACTAAAAAAAAGATGTCATCTGCTAAAAAAGGTAAAACTCTTGAAGAAATTGTAGGTTTAGAAAAATCATTAGAGTTGAAAGAATACTATTCAGAAAGAATGAAATTAAATAATCCTAATAGGAGTAATGATACATTAGTTAAAGAAAAGATAAGTAACACGCTTAAAGAACACTTTTCAACACCCGAAAATCATTGGGCTTATGGTAAGAAAATGACTGACGGACATAATGAAAAACTTAGACAAGCTAAGTTAAATAATCCTAATAATGTTGGTAATAGAAAACCAAGAACAGATGAACAAAAAGAGAAAATAAGAAAATCAATATTGGGTAGAAAAATTGAAAGACATAAAATACTACAATATGATTTAGGTAACAATTTAATAAAGGAGTGGAAATCTTTAAGGGAAATAGAAAATCATGACTCAACTTTGAAAAGAAATCAAATATCTAAATGTTGTAAAGGAGAGAAAGATTTTTACGCAGGATTCATTTGGAAATTTAATATATAATTAATGAAATACATAAAAGAATGGTCTGAATGGAATCCTACATTAAATAAGGAAGTTTTAGATTTTATTGAAACCAATAAAGTACATTTAAGACATCTTTGGGATGATGCTAAAAGTGAGGAAGAAAATATTCAATATTTAACGGATTACTTTACAGAATACCCAGACGAAATGAAATCTTCTATAAACCCAGATAAAGTTAAAACTATAACACCAGTAGCTGGTATTAAAAATGCTGTACCAAGTCTACAAAATATTGGTGGTGTTTGTTAAAGATTTTAGAATTTTTCTAATTCATTCCATTTTTCCAATGGAATGTTAATTAAGGATTTTGTAAAATGCTCGTGTGATTTTCTTTGTTCTTCAGTTCCTCTATTAAAGTTCCAAAATTTAGCTTCATCAGATGAACATTGTAAAGTAACTGATCTACCACCACCATCAGTTCTATATAACCTAGAACCACAAATACTACATTTGTAATCTGTACTCATTTCGTTTACTTGGTTAAATTTAACATTATAAAAAAATGATTCATATCTATTTAAGTGTTTCATTATTACTATATATAAAATTAATTATCATCAGATTCTTCCGGATCTTGAAAAAATAAAGTTTTATCCTTTGTTTGTAACCAATCTCTAGATAAATTCAATCTTTTAGTTAAATCTCTTAACCAATCTTTAGCCATTTCATATGGTTCACATCTTTGTAATGCTTTTTCATAAGACTCCATAGATTTATAATGATTAATAATTTCATCTTTAGACATCTTTCTCATATCATCAGCTTTAACCATTGCCATTACAAATCCAAAGTTAGGGTTATTTTTTCTTGGTGATAAAGCATAATCTTTTCTAGACATACCAGATTTGATATAATATTGGTAATCTTTTTCAATCTCAATAGACTTATCATTAAGAGCTTTTTTAACAATAGAAATCATTTTATTAATTCTAATGTGTGCTTCTTTTTCATCTTCTGGTATCTGACCTAAGATATCATCTATCTTATCATCTAAGATATAACCAATAATAACGTGTTCTCTATATAAGTCTTCGGTAAGTAAACCATGACGAGAACAATACCATGGTGTTTTCAACTTAAAGAAGAAGTCTCTTCCGTGTTCATCTTCACAAGTAACAATAGAACCTTCTTTATCTACTTGAGTAGCAGTTAAATCAATCAATTGGTCTAAGTCATGAATTTCATCTTCAAAAGGAGCAACTCTAATAGAACCCACTTTATCTAAATGGTCTCTAATATCAATATGTTTACCAGTAACATTATCTCTTAATCTTAATAAGATTAATTCTTCACTTGGATATCTTAATACAATACGATTGTTTGGTGCTACATATTCAAATATAGGCACAATATCATTATTCAAAGACCAATCAACTAAGGATTTAATCTCTTTATTGG